GTCAAAGATCACCAAAGCTACGATTCCAAAAAGCTTGAACATTCCAAGGCATCGAGGAATAAACGCAATAACAAGCCATACAAACAATTCAACGGCTACAAGCGATTCATGTTGCATTGGAATAAGGGATATATGACGCGCCGGAACGTCAGCCATATCAAGACCACGATTGAATGGGTGAACTATTATGAGAGCCTGAAGAAGTATGAGATCGATCACAAGAAATCCAGCGGCGCTTATCTCTGGGTAGTCCAAATGGAAAATGCTCAAGCTTTTCGGAACTGGGTGAACATGTCCGAGGAGCAGCGGAAAAAGACCGGGATCATGCAGCCGAAAGATCCTGGTGGGACGTTGGTGCTACCCCCTGGGATGACCGTTGATGTCCGGAATCCAAAACTCTCGGCCATTTCTGATCAGGATACGGACATCATGCAGATGGTAAGTTCGGGCTTGCAGAAACCGCAGGATGTGATGCTTGGTGATTATCGAAGCACCTACGCATCGGTCAAAGCATCCCAGGGACCGCAGGGAGATCGCATCAATGATGAACTCCACTACTTCAAGATGTTCCTAATCTATAGTTTCTGGCGTCCAATTCTGTGGCTTCGTTCCAAGATAAAGCGTGACTTTCCATATATGCGTAAGGTGAACAAAGTCACTGGCTTTAAGGATCAGGAAGAAATTGTAGAAACTGTGTACGAGCCTTGCTACAAATTTGTGGACGTAAACCTTCCGGTCAGCAGACTGGAGGACATCGAGGCCACGGCCACTGCGCTCCTCGGTTCCAAGCACGGTTCTATTGTGGATACTCTGGGTATTCCCAGGAAGCGTGTGGCGCAGCGCCTTGGGTTTTCTGACTATGATGTGCTGCGGAAGGAGAAGGCTGAAGAGGATAGGAGTTATCCCGAAACACTTTCCGCACTCAATCAGGAACAGGTGCAGGAAAAGGCTGAGGGCGAGCCTTCCAGAGAAAAGGAGGAGAGGAACAAAAAGCGAAAAGTCGATAGGAAGAAAAAGAAGGAAGAGTAGAGATTTGCAAGTTCCAGGATGGATTGATAATCTTGGATATAGACACAAGGGGAAAAGGATATGCCATGGAAACCTTCGGACGCCCACAAGCATAAGAAGGGCCTGACCAAAAAGCAGGCCGAGAAATGGGCTGAAATTGCCAATGAAGTCTATCGTGAATGCAAAAAGAACAATGGCAAGGACTGCGAGGGGAAAGCAATCCGCATTGCCAATTCAAAGGTGGGCAGTTCGAAAAACAGTGAAGGAGAAAGTGATGACATGAACAAGAAAAAGCTGACTTCACAAAAGGGACGTTTCACGTTCTTTGCGGACGAACCTTTGGTGGAGTTGAAGGAGCAGGACGAGGACGGAAAACCGCAATCGTTTTCGATGGTGGCGTACACCGGGAACATCATGCCCGACATTTTCGGCGGCAGCATCGCCGTGGATATTGAGGGCATTGAGTTCGGCGGCAAGAAGCGGTATCCGATTCTTGAAGACCATTGGAGGGATTTCAAGATCGGAGTTTCCAATTCCAAGCCGTCCACCGACGGCCAGGTGTTTTTCGACAACATCAAAATCCTGAGCAATGAAAAGGCTCAGGAGTTCGCCACCAACTTGCGAGATGGTTTTCCGTATCAGGCTTCGATTTCCATTCGTCCTCTCAAGATTGAGGAAGTGCCCGAGGGCGAGTCTGCGGAGGTCAACGGCAAGAAACTGAAGGGTCCGGGTATTGTCGTCCGCACTTCCAAATTCAGAGAGGCTTCGGTCTGTGTCTTTGGCCGGGATGAAAACACCAAGGTCAAGGGCCTGTCCGATGATCAGGAGGAATTCGAAGTCGAGATCGTAAACTTCAGCTCCAATTCCAGCGGTGATGCTGGGGTCAAAGGTCCCTATGAGTTTGAGGCCAACACACCTGATTATGACGGTGTCGAGGAAAAGGATTGGAGTAAGGTCAAGAAGGACATGAATTCTGTTCTTGATTCTTACTACAAGCACAATCCCGAGGAAGAAACAAAGAAGAGTTCTATCAAGAAGGTCACGGACATGCCTGCCGACATGAAGCGGTGGATTGCCGATCTGACTCTTGATGGGGACGATAATGCTTCTTCCTGGAAGTCTCTGTTCAGCTATCCGGTGGTTAACCATTCCACCAAGAAGCTGAACAAGAATGGTGTGGAATCGGCCAAAGCTTATGCCGAGCAGGAAAATCGGAGTGACATCAAGAAGGCTGCGGACAGGCTTTGGAAAAAGCATTGGGGAAAGAAGAACGACAAGGATAAAAACGATAATTCTGACGGAGGTGAAGCTATGGATCTTGAACAGTTGAAAGAGCAGTATCCTGATCTGCACAAGCAGATCATGGATCAGTTCGCGGAGAAGGATCAGGAGATCGAGCGGCTGAAGTCTGAGAATCAGAATCTTTCTGATTCCAAAAAGCAGTATGAGGATCGGATCAAAAATCTGGAGAAGGCTGAGCAGATGCGTAGGGAAAAGGATCTGAGGGATCAGGCCAACAGCATCATCGACAGCCATCTCCAGGCCAGTTCCATACCCGAACGCCTGTTTTCCAAGGTCAAGAAGCAGCTTGATCACAACGATTACGTTGATCAGGAAGGCGTTCTGGACACTCAGAAGTTCAGCGAGGCTGTCCAAAACGAGGTTAAGGAATGGGACGATTCCATCAAGCAGTTCTCTAGCGGTTCTGTTGAGGGCTTTTCGTCCACTGGCAAGACCGAGCAGGATAAGGAGAGCGAGAAGTACAGTCAGGTGGCTGATGAACTTCTTAGCTTTATCGGCGGCAAGGAAGAAAAGAAGTCTGCTGAGTAAACTACAACCTCAAATCAAATTGGAGGTAAAACAATATGGCACTTCCCGGATATGACACTAGCAAAACTCGGTATCCCGGCATTGCCCGGACCAGTGCCGGGTTGGGCGGGGACATTCCGCAGCAGAATCTGACCGGCTGGACCGCTGCTTTCCACAAGCGGCTGTACAAGAGTCCTCGTGAGGTCGCTCTGCTTCTGGACAAGACCTTCAAGGCCGGTTACGGCTGCTTGGAGATCGGCACCGTCTTGGCCGAGGACCAGAATTCCGGCAATCTGGTTCCGTATGCCCCGGACACCATCAGTGAGGAAGACGTTGCTCGCGTGTTCCTGCTGAACGACGTGTCCAGTCCGTTCACTTCCTTCGACGTGGATCTACTGGAATCCTACAAGCTGGCTTCGGGTGAAACCATCATCATCACCGATACTGATGGTTCCTACAGCCAGACTGCCATCACCGGCATTGACCGGACGAGCAGCCCGCGTAAGGCCACTGTGACTGTCAACGAAGTATCTGCTTCGTTCTCCGTGTCCAAGCTGGCCAACGCGTATGTGAAGGCCGAGGATGCTGCCAGCGGTAAGCGCTCCAAAGCCAAGTACATTCTGGACATGACTGTGGACACCGGCGCAGGCGCAGATGCCGAAGGCGGCCTGGGCGCTGTCCTGCTGTCCAACGCCATCGTCTACAAGGAAGACGTGCCGAACATGGACTCTGCGGCCATGACCAATCTGGGTAACGTCAGTGAGGACGGCGGATACTACGTGGTCAAGTAACAAACTTTTGAATTGATAAGGAGGTTCTAGGATATGAAAGGAATTCCGGCAGAACTGCACCACGAGACTCTGAATAAGGTCTTGTCCAAGACCCCTGCTCCCGTGAGTCTCGTGTTCACCAACATGTTTTCCAGTGTGGAGTACGAGTCCGATAGGATTCGCTGGATCATCGAACACGGCACCGCCGGTATGACCCCGTTCGTCGCCCCCGGCGCTCCGGCTCCGACTATGGGCGATGATGCCATGTATTCGGAAGGCAGTGCCGCCGCTGCCTATTGGAAGGAGAAGGCGTTCATCGATGAGACTCGACTGAACAACCTGCGCGAGCCGCTTACTCCTTCCCAGCGGCGCAATGCCCAGCGACAGATCGCTCGGCAGCAGAAACGGTTGAAGACCCGCTGCATCCGCAGGCGGGAATGGATGCTGGCTAAGGCCCTGTTTGATCACAAAATAACCTATACCCGCGAAGGCGGCACCAAGGTCAACGTGAACTACGGTGTGCCCAGTGCCAATGAGATCACGCTCACCGGCGAGGACGTTTGGATGGATGCTGACGGTTCCTCTGGAAGCTCCGCCACGCCCATCAAGGATCTCTATGAACTGAACCAGCAGTTTGTGGAGGACACCGGCACCAATCCTACGGACTTCTTCATGAACAGTGAGGTTCTGAAGTACCTGATGTTCAACAGCGACATCCAGGATCTGTTGAAGAAATCCAACTTTGGTGACGGCGACCTGTTCGCCAATCCTGCTCGGGTCATTGGTGAGCTTCTGGGCGTTGGTGGCAAGCTCACCGTGTACGATGATCTGTTCGAGGTCAGTGCTTGGATTACCAAGGACGAAAGCTCGGGCGACACCGTGATCAATGTGGACGATGCTACGGACTTCGAGGCCGGTCAGGAAGCTCGGATCTATGATCTGACCACCCCGTACGACTACGAGAAGGCCACCATCGATTCCGTGAGCATAACGAACAACACGGTCACTGTATCCAGTGGCATTACCAACAGCTACAAGGCCAATCAGGCTCGGCTGGTGATGCGCAAGAAGTTCATCACCGACGACAAGATCGGTGCGTTCGCTCGGGAACTGGACGGTGATCCCATTGCGGAGTTCATGGAAGCTCCGTTTGGCAATGATCGGCATTTCGGCATGTATGCCGACTCCCATCCTGAATGGGACCCCGAGGGCGTCTGGATGCGAGTCCAGAACAAGGGTCTGCCGGTTATCTACCATCCGAATGTGCTGTTCACCCTGAAGATCAAGTAACATTCAAATCCAATTCTCGTGGTGGGGCTTCGGCCCCACCACGATGAAAACAACAAGGAGAAAATCATGAAGGTACGGCTTCTGTACAGTCTGAAGATGGACGATAACTACGTCATGGTCCCTGGCGAATACGACGACTCCAAGTCCAAATTTCCGACCAAGCTGTACAACGAAATTGAGCGACATCGAAAGGGCACTCGGAGGAAGACATTGGAAATTCTGGAAGAAGACAAACCGAAAAAGACGACCAAGCAGTCCAAGCAAGAGGAATTTAATACGTTGGATCAAGGCGAGGACACGTTGGAAACGGCCAATACCACCAGCACCACTACATCTTCCAGCGCCAAGAAGAAACGCGCTCCCAGAACCAAATCCAAGAAGAAAACGACCACCTCTGAAGAGTCCTGATACGGAGGATTGCTATGACCATTGCAGGCTCTGGTGAGTTCATCGCCAAGATCAAGACAGCAATGGGTTCCTCCGCAGGCTTGTTGGAGTCTGGAGAGTTTCAGTTTGCCGCTCTCCAGGCTCTCAACGAGCTTGAATGGAACTATCCCATTGACGCGCAGAAGAAAGAATTTTGGGCTATAAAGCGTGGATACCGCCACGCTCTTGATATTTTGCGGGTGCAGTCCGCACACAAATTTCAGTTCAAACAACTCAGCCTACAACACCGATTCCGGCATTACGATGCGTTGATCCAAAGTATGGACGAAGAGTTCAATAGGGCTTTGGATAAAGATCCCACCCTTTGGGATGTAAGTCTCGACAAAGTCTTCGGCGTGTACGAGGACAACGGATTCGTTTACGACCAGTACGGAAACGACATCACCAAGATCCTGTTCGATCTTGGTGTGGACAACAATGGCTACAGGTATCGCTACTAAGGGGGATCTGTAATGCCCGGAATCGGTTCTGATATATTGGATGTGCTCAAGGAGCTGGGCAAGGAAGTCAACGTCTACAAGCACGCTTCCAGTTCGGTCATAAGCGGAGAGTTCATCGACACCGACCAGGACATTCGTGCCACCCAGCCGTTTGAGAGTGAGCACATGATTTCCTGCATCATGACCTACAATACTCAGGCGGTGCCTGGGGATAGATTGGACATGGTGAACGTCAATGCGCGGTATCTTGTGGGAGTGCTTACGGACCAGCTTTTTGAGCACGAAATTTATGCGAAGGAAGGTGTGCTGTTCAAGTGCAACCAGAAGATTCAGGTCAAGCGGAAAAACGGGTCCACACGCGATTCCAATTATGATCTGGTGCCCAACTGGGAAGAGCAGTTTTCCGGCGAATACGCGATGTTCACAGGCACTCTGTCCGATCACGACATTGCGGACGAACGATATGGACGATTCTACCAAAGCACTCGCAGACTGTATGTATCCAAAGATTTGGATGTTCGTTCGGATGATCGGTGTATAATCAATGGCGAAAATTTTCATGTCCAAAAGGTGGAGCCACATCGACTGCCTGGTGTGAAAATTTGCAGTGCTGTTGAGGATAGACGAGAGTAGCTATGGCCAAAAAGGTAGGGTTCATTGGACTAGGTTATGAGAATCTTGCCAGTGTAGCTCGCAAGACTCAGCTTTCTAGTGTTCATGTAAACAATCTAAAGAACGCTTGGATTAAGTGGTTACATCCTAAAGGTGGAGGTGCGCTGACCAAGAAGGTGGCTAACGATCTGACTTCCTATATGCGTCAGGCTATTTGGAGCCAGGAAGCATTCAGGGGAATGACCGCACTGTCTGATACGTGGCGTGATTGGAAGGAAGAACATGGCCTAGATCCACGTATTGGTATTGCTACTGGTGCTATGGTAGAAGCCATTCGTCCTATCAATCAGGGCAGTGGAAAGTGGAAAGTTGGCATATCCAAAGAAGCGCAGGTGGGTCCGGGCAGACAGCGAGTCACTTCCAGAGAAACTGGAATGACTTCCAAAGTTGGAAATATAAAAAACATAGCAACCTACGCCAAGATTTTGGAAACGGGCTATGGACCGGTTACTGTGAGGGGCAGGACCTATTATCAGCCTCCTCGTCCATTTTTTATTACTACTTTTACGCGATGGGCCAAGGAAAAATTGCCGGATGAGATTTTCCAAACTATTTGGAAAGAAATGCAGCCTCCAATGGACAAGCTTTGGAAAGAAATGGAGGCCAGTAGACCCAGATTTAGTCCAGAAGACTTATACAGCACAGCAATGGACCCGGAAGAAGACACGGCGGATGAAGTGTCCAGAGAAGTTCGTGCAGAGTTTGGGGAGCAACAGGAGAGGGGTCGTGAATACATGGGGACTGAAGCTGAAGGTACTCAGGCTCCTAGTGTAGAACGGGGACGTGGTTGGTCCCCTGGTGATGTAGGAGATCCAGAGGAAAAAACTGTTCCAGGCTATTCTCCAGAGGCCAGAACGGAGGAATATACTGTGGGCAAGAAAGGCTTGCTTTTTACAGTACCTTCTGGAGATGTTTGGAACGAAAATGACCAAATGTGGCAGGATGTGGAAACCGCTTGGCGTAGGGGAGTATTTTAGGAGACAACTCTATGAGAATTGTGGACATTCAGCACAAAGACATTCACATGCTGGTGGATTTTTCCCTGAGAGAATTGAGGATGCTTAGGGATCTTTTTGGATGTGCGGAAATCAATTACAACAGCGAAGAAGATCCCGAAATGGTCGAAGCAGTCAATTACCTTGAAAAATACTTCTACCCATTTCTTGATAAGATGGTGAAGGATTATTCCGGCGAAGATGGTGAAGAACAATCTGACGAGAACTAAATTATGGATGCCACACTCAAAGAAATCAACATTTGGAGATCCGTTAAGAAGTTCTTTTCCGATGGAATCTCTGAAGTTCCTGTCTATTTTGATAGGATAATCACTGCACCTTCCGCCGATGCTCCCGAGCGTTGGGTGAACGTGATTGTGGAGGACTTAGCTCCAAACCAGGTCAGTTCCGCAATCATGAACGTGTACATGTTCTCCAAGAACGATCACGAAGGAGACAAACTAGCTCAGCTTCGTGATACTGTATTGGAACTGCTATTTCCCGGCAGCATCGATCTGTACGACACCACCGGCGATAGTTGGGTAAAAGTTGGTGGGATGGTAATTCGCGTGGATGGTCAGAGCAAAGCCATGCAAGCCCCAGACGGTTCCAAAATGAGTTATATAACAACCACGCTAAAATGGGGAGCAGTTTGGTGATGTCCGAGAAGAAAAGCCAAGGCAATTGGATCTACTGCGAAAATTGCGGCAAGAAGTTGGTGTGGAGAAAGCCCAACGGAATCTTTATATTCAAATTTGGACGGAGAAAAGAAAGTCCGAAAAGTGTGGTCCATTTGGAAATTTTCGGCAGCGTGCTCATATACTGTTTCCGCGAAAGCTGCGAACATCCAAACAAGGTCACACTTTTTCCATAAATTCCCCTCGCATCCCCTTGTGTCACAATCCGTGTAGGAATGTAGCTGGTTTCCGAATGTAGGTAAACTGAAACTTATTTCAGGAGGTCCAATATGGCCATAAGCAGAACTGGTCCGGTAACCAAGGATACGTCCACCGTAGCACTTGGTCTAGCCAAGATCCTGGTGGGCAATTCCGCCAGTAACATCAGTGAGAAGACGCAGGCGTTGGACCCGACTGCCGATTCTCTGGGTGCTCTGGCGAATACTTCGTTCACTTCCAATGTCGAATACTGGCGGATGTACTCGGGCTTTCCTCAGTTGGAAGACACGGTAATTCCGCTGAGTGAAACCGCACAGATGGACTGTGAGGTCCGAGAGATCCATCCGCGAAACCTCGCGTTCGCTCGCGGTATCGACGCTTCTACCGGTTATGATGATAACCACAGCGGCGAGATCCCGCTCGGCAACATCAAGGCACCGGACTACGTGCGGATGGAGGCCATCTACACGTATCCGAACAAGACGAATCACATGTACGTGATCTTCCCGCGTGCCCAGGCTACTTCCAACACGGAACTGGGCTTCAACCAGGAAGACAACGCCACTATCCCCATCACGTTTGAGGCCAAACGTGCGGACTCTGGTGTGAGTGGCGGTGACGCCGCGTGGGATTCGTCGCCGCTTGGTCGGATTTATTTCGACTAGAGGGCATTAGGCTGAATTGACAAGTCAAAGGCCCCCGTGTGGATGCACGGGGGCTTTTTTGTGGATTTGACAGGCATTTAACAATAGTCCTAAAATAAAATCGTGGTGTGGATTTCGCGGCTTTGCCACATCACCAATCCTCCTTTCGGGATATGGGGTGGATGGAAACATCCACCCCGAATACAAATCCGCACAATCTCGTCGAGAACCCCCGCCAATCCTTTCCGTAGGAAAACCACTGTTGAATCTTAAAGAAAGAAAAGGAGAACCTTATGTCCGAGGAAACCCGTACCATCAATCCTGATGCCAGAGAGATTGAAATTGGCGTCAAGAAAATCCGCAAAGTTACTCTCTATCCCCTTTCCATTTCCGATCAGATGAAGCTTACCGAACAACTCACGAGCGTTATCCAACAGTTCAGTGAGTTCGACCGCAGTGAGATCACCAACGAAAGTGCCATTGATTTCATGAAGAACGTGCTGCGGGACAATCTGACTGCAATTCTTCAGTACGTGATTGACGAGGATGAGCAGGATCTTCCTACGTTGGATGAGATCACCAACAATCAGTTGTACAAAATCGCCAACACTATATTCGAAGTTAATTACGAGGGATTGATAAAAAACTTCAAGGACCTCTTCGAGAGAGCAGGGACGATGCTGAGGGACGAGGAGACTCCGGCTCAGTAAAGAAATCCAAATACATTTCTCTCGAAGAGGTTATTCTGACGATAATGCGGTATTATCCGCAGTATCGTTTTGATGATTTCTTCAAGAAACGCTATTACGAAGGAGGAATTCATCTCTACCAAGTCCATCGAATGTATGAGCACATCATGAAGGACAAGAACAACGAATTCAAATTCCATGCACTCATACATGGCATTGATGTGGACAAGAAGAGCAAAAGAAGCCTGAACGAAGATTTAGATGACCAGCAGAACAAACAGGATCTTCCGTTGTTCAGAGATCCAAGTGAGTATGATCACCTGAGTGACGAGGAGAGGGAACGCATAACCAGGAAAATGAAAAGCCAACACAGACGTTGGGCACAAAATCAGGACATCATTGAGGGATAATTATGGCAACTCGCGGCGGACTGTTCATAGACATCGAAGGCGAGGTTTCCAGTAAACTATTGATGGGCATGGAGCGGCTCAAAGAGAGACTCCAACGAGTCTCCACAGCCGCTTGGAGATTGTCTACTACGGCCAAAGCCACTGGAAATATCCAGCTTGGTCGGGACATTGATGGTCTTGCCAAAGAAGTTCAGGGTGCTGCCGATTCCATCGACGATTCCGTCGAGCAGATCGGGGAATCGATGCAGAAATACTGGTATGACGTGGACAGCGCCGCCGCGAAAACCGTCCGCAATGTTGCTGGATACAATGAGAAGATAAAAAAGTCCATGCAGCCTGAGCAATTCGATTTGGACAAATTGAAGAGGCTCGGGGCGTACAATGATCTTCTTGTTGAATACAGACAGCATCTTGGAAACACAGCCCAGGCTGAATTAGAGGCTCGAAAAAGATCCAAGGAACTGGCGGATCAGACTACCCGCCTGTACCGTTCCATGCGGGAAGTTGGTGCTGTTGGAGAAGGTCAGGAGACTCTTGAGGAGTTTGCTGACGGCATGGACTTAGCCAAGGTCAGGGCGCTTGAACTTCGGGGAGAGATCAAAAGCACCAAGAATGGATTCAGGGCCTTTTCCAATGAAGCAAGGGATGCTCTTGGACTTGAACAGTGGCAATTGGAGGAACTTTCTGGGAAGTTCGCTTCAACCGAAGAGAAAGTCACGTCCCTGCGCAAGAACATTAAGCGTTTCCAAGACGATTTAGACAAGCTTGATCCCAGCGACGAGATTGGGTTCGAGCAGGCCAGGAAGCGCGCAACAGAACTGAACAGAGAACTGAACAAGATCAAAGAGAACGTCAAGGAGGAATACGGGGAAGAAACTTTCGATGATTTGGAAAAGAGTGTCATCCGCGCTAACAAGGGTCTGGAAGAGCATAAGGCTAGGGTACAGGCGGTACGCAAGGCCGAGCAGGACTGGATAAAGACCAAGCAGAAATCGGCAGAGTCTATCGAGAGAATGCGGAAAATGGGTGAATATGATTTTGAGCTATTCACTCAGGGACAGTTGAAACAGGCCAAGACGGAGATAAATGCGCTGAACAAGGAGCTGTACAGGCTCCAAAACAATTTTTCCGCCGAAGAATACGACGATTTTGCCAAGACTTTGGATCAGGCCGACGCGAAGATAACTTCTCTGACCGGCAAATCCAAAACATACAACAAAACTGCGAAACAAACCACCAACCTTCTCACCCGTCTGTGGAGAGGATTTGATCGACTCTCCCACGTTATTATTCGCCAAGTCCACCTCTGGGGAATCCTCGGTGCTGTGACCGTTGGAGCACAGGCTGCTTATGCCGCGTTGGGTGTGGCCGCGATGAAAGCCGCTACCAGCATTGAGGAGAATGCGGCAAAGCTGAACATGTCCGTGCAGTCCATGCAGAAGCTTCAGGGCATGGCCTCGCTCACAGGTACCAGGGTCAAGGACATGAGGGAGGCCCTTGAGGAACTTAATACTACGATTTTGGATGCTATTGAGGGTAAGGAGGAAGCTACCGAGGCGTTTCAAAATCTGGGCATTGAGTTCGAAACCCTGGTTAAGAAGGGCAATAACACGAAGGAAATGTTCGACCTTGTGATGGACAGAATGAGCAAGGTCGAAAGTTCTGCCAAGCGCATCAATATTGCCCAGGAGATATTTGGAGAAGGACCAGCTTCCACGCTCATCAACCTTACTGGAAATATGGAGGAGGCCAGCAAGGCGGTTGAGCAATTCGATTTGATGCTGTCTGAGAAGCTGATTGACAGTGCCTCTGCTGTTTGGCGCAAGATCCGTGCTCTCTGGTTTGTGATCAAGCGGCAGTTTATCAAGGCCGCTGCCGAAGGCTCTGGTGTGGTGGAAAACTTTGCGGATCAGCTTCTGGCACTTGCCGCCAAGGGCAATCTCTTCAAGGGCACTATCGTGCCTGCAATCAAATCCACAGTCGCTATTTTCAAGGCGCTGCTGCCGCTGGGCAAGGCCCTATACACTGTCATCCACCTTCTCTCGGAGAACATGCGTTATGTTGGATACGCTGTACAGGCTTTGGCCGGATACGGAGTCGTTACTCTATTCACTCGCATGAAGGGGGCTATCATGGGTTCCGTGCAGGCTACTGGCCTGCTCAATGGTGCCCTGATTACTCTGAGAAAGACTATAAAGACTGTTGGAAAGGCAGCAATCTTTTACTACGTATTTGAGGCTATACAGAAGGTATACAACAAGATCGTTGAGTTGAACGATTTTGTGAAGAAGATGGATGTGAGTTGGAAGCAAGCTGGACTGTTGGCTGCTGAACAATTCACCAACGCTATCCTCAAGGGCTTGGCTACTTTGGGAACAATTCTGATTGGAGCTATGTCTTCAATCCAGGAGCCCATAGCGGCTTATGGCACTTCTCTTGGAGCTGAGTTTGCGAAGTCGTTTATAGACACTGCAACTGGCGGGATGGTGAGTCCTCAGAATTGGAACAAGCCGTTGGAGGCTTTCAGGAAAAGCTTCGTTAAGAACTTGAAGGAGACTAGGGATAAAGTAAGTGATATTTGGTCCCTTGGAGATATAGTTCAGTTTGCTGACGATGAAACGAGGAGGAAATACCAAAAATATCTCCAACAGATGAAGGAAGAGGCTAAGGACTTTTCAGACATAGATATGCCCGAGTTCAAGGGCGGACAGCAGAACAACCAGACTCTCCGCGAAATGGTCCAAAATGCGGAGCTTGCCACCGGCAAAGTCGATAGTCTCATTGGTAAATTGGAAGAGTTTCGAGAGGCCGGGAAGGTTTCCGAGGTACAGGACATTCTGCCCTTTGCTCAGGAAGAGGTAGAGAGCAAGATCCAGAAGGTCAGAAACCAGATTGAACTGGTGAACGAGGCCATGAGCCAGGCTCCTACCGGAGTCGGCTTGGGTGATAGTGAGCTTGCGCAGAAGCTCAAGAAGCTCCAACTTCGGTTGGAAGAGTTGAAGAAAACTCAGGAAGAGATCAACGAGTCCATGCAGACCGCTCGGATTAACGAGTGGGCGGACAATTTTGAAACCAGGCTGGATGACATCAATTCCAGGTTCAAGAAGGGCACGGATCGTTGGAAAGGTGCTGTCCGCAGCTTTTTGGATGATTTCAGGACCCGATTCTCGGACATGCCTGAAGAAGTTCAGAATCAAATGAAGAAGCTGTACCGACAGCTTGTTGATACCCCGAAGGAGATTTTCCAACAGGGCCGCCAGATGGCTCAGTTGCGCAGGGATGTAGCAACCGCCGGTATCCCAGAAGAGAAGCAGCGATACGAGATCGTAAAGGATACGAACGACAACATCATTGGACAAGTTCGTGAGATCGAACAGACCGAGTTGGATTCGCTCAGAACCAGAAAGAATGCTTTGGAGAACTACAGGAACAGAATGCTCCAGCTATACGATGATCGGCTGGCTCGGGCCAGGGTCAAGTATGGGCAAGAGAGTGACGAATTCAAAAGACTCCAGATGCAGCGTGTACAGTTCCAGAAGGAAACCAATACCAAGCTGTTGGATTTGGAAGATAAGCTGGCACGTGAGCGGATCAAAAAACAAGGTAGCTTTTGGGACAAACTGAAGCTGGGGATGCAGAATTATACTGCATCCCTAAAATCCGAAGGTGAATATTGGGTAGACGCTGCGGAAAATGTATCTCGGAAAATTACTGACAATCTTGGAGGGGCACTGGCTGATGTGGCCTTGCATACCAAGAGTATAGGAGAGGCTTGGAAACAACTTGAGAGCCAAATCCTGTCCACCATTACCAATGTGATGACCAATTATCTTATGCAGCGGTTTATGAAGTGGATGATGCCCGGCGGAGGAGGAGTTGGTGGACAAACTACTCCCGGTGCAGGCGGTATCAATCCTAGTGGTGGATCTCTTGGTGGAGGCGGTGGCGGCAATGAACAAGGCATGTTCATGAAGCTTGGAAGCCTATTCACTAAGCTGTTGGGCAGTGCTCATACCGGAGGTATTGTCGGTAAGGATGTTGGGGTCAAGTTGGACAGCGTGAATTCTAAATTAGCTGCTGCCCTGCTCCCTCACCACCATACCGGAATGCGCTCGGATGAATATGTGTCTGTGCTACAACGTGGTGAGGAAATACGTAACAGAGAGCAGGCTTCTAGGGATAAGAAGAGTGCGGGACAGGGAGTAAATGTAGTGAATAATATCAATGTACAGGCTCCTGAAGGAAAAATTGATAAACAGTCCATGCATCAGTTGCAGAAGAAGCTGGGCAGAAGCATGCAGCGGTCAATGCAAAAGGATAGGTAAGAGAAATGACACAAGCATCTTCGATCATGCTAGGCAGAGGAGAAATCCGTATTGCGGATTCTCAGACGTACGAAGGAAATGGTGATCCGGCGCTTACCTCATCCCATTCGGCAGGACAGGCTGAAGAGTGTGCTTTGAATAATGAGTTGGAATTCAAAACCAAACGTCCAGTAAACAACCTCAGTGCTGTTAAGAGCATTCTCACCAAGAATGAGCTTTATCTTCAGATAATTCTGATGGAAGCTACACAAAAAAATCTGAACATGCTTTTAACAGGAAATAGAAATTCCGGAGATTTTTTCGTCGGTGGAAACGATTTTGCTGTGGAACATCGGGTTGAGGTCCGGTTTGTGTACCCAGATGGAGTGTCCACTCTCACCTTGGTTCTGCCCAAATGTAAGATTGTGGAAACAAGTGATTTGAACCTGGTGAGCCTGTCTGAACCTTCCAAACCGGCGTTTACCTTTCAAAGCTTTCCTATAGACAATGCAACGTGGAACAAGAAATTGGGCAAAGCAGTTTTTAGCTAGAGGTAATTGACCATGCCTGTTGGATTCAAAGACATAAGATTTCCTACTGATATTAGCTACGGCAGTAGTGGTGGTCCCGGATACAGTACCGGGATAGTGAGCATGAAGTCCGGCAAAGAGAAGCGGAATATCAACTGGGAGTATCCTCGTTCTGAGTATGATGTTGCATACGGTATAGAAGAACAGGATGAATTGGAACTTCTTGTTGAAATGTTCCATGTAGTCTACGGCAAAGCTTTTTCTTTTAGATATTGGGACCCCATTGATTATAAAAGTTGTAGAACGGCCAACACTCCAACGGCATTTGATCAAAATATAGGAACTGGTGATGGAAGCACAGCCGAGTTTCAATTATACAAAAACTACAGCAAGACCGCGTTGGATAGCACTGTACATATCAAATCCAGAAAAATCACAAAGCCAGTACGAGACACGACAAAAATAGGAGTTGGAGGAGTTCTATGGGATGAAACCCTTTGGACTATAGACACTTCTACTGGCAAGGTGACATTTTCTGATTGGACCCGTGATATAAACAGTGTGGATACCACTAATAATTATTTTGTCCTGAATACTATGCCTGGGGACAAACTGAAACCTGGTGCCAAATTTAGAGTGAAGAATAGCACAGGTAATGATGGAACTTACACAGTGGATAGCGTTAGTGACTACACAGTGTATGTCAAAGAGGATATTACCGATTCGACTGCTGATGGAAGTGTTTATGTGGGCATTCCGGCCAGTGGTGAGGCTATTACTGCCGGTTATGAGTTTGATGTGCATGCGCGATTTAATGTAGACCAGATTTCAGTCAATTTGGAAGACTATCGCAGCGGATCTATAGATGTTCCTGTAATTGAAATGAAGGATTAACGGCCATGCCTAGAACAGTTGATGTTGCATTGAAGGAACATTTTGGAGAAGAGGTAACAACTCTGGCTCAGTGTTGGAAGATTGTCAGAAATGACGGACGCACCTTTGCTTTTACAAGTCATGATAGCGAATTGGAAGTTGATGGAATTACATACAAGGCATTAAATTCTGGAAATGCCTCAGCCTTCGAACAGAATTCTGATGCATCTGTGAGCAATATGGAAGTAGACATGGTTCTTGATCATGCGGACATATCGCAGATAGATTTGGAAACTGGATTATTCGATTGTGCTGATGTTGAAGTCTTCATTGTGAACTACAAAGACC